GTCACACTAAAACTTTTCTGATTGATTTTGACCTAAGAAAATCATAAACTTATTTAACCGTTGGACGAAGAACGGAGTAAACTTCTTTATACTATAGCAGAAACTAAAGGCATAACCTCTTGAACAGTTTTAACTGCAGTATTTATCATAGAGGAAACAGATAGATCTCCGGTGCCAACTTTTGCAGCTTGCATCACAGTTTGATCTGTATTCAGAGTCTTCTGATTCTCTGCTTTGATAGAATTTGTAGCAACGGCAGTTCCAGTAGGATCACAAGGTGTATCAGTTTTACCAGTAACTTGTTGACCAATTGCTTCGAAATGAACAATAGCTTCCCAATTAAAAAAGTCTCCAGAGACAGGTGCTCCAGTAATTAAAATACCAATAAAATGGTTTTTATTTAAAACAGTAGACCAAGTTGCATTAGCAATAGTATCAGGAGCGAATTGAAAATCAGATTCATCTACAGGCGTATAAGACAAATAAACCCAAGGATCCTTCTTCATACGTTGAGAATCAACAGATAATGAAAAGAAACTTTCATATGTTCCAATTGTATCGAGAGTCAAAGCAGACAAAGTCTGATGATCAGATTGTTCGACACAATTATATAAACCAGAAGCTAAATTAGATGGACCAATATATTTAACTCGAATTTGAGCACCAACTATTCTTTCACGAATACCCACACCACCAACAGACACAAGATTTGCCGTAGTATAATCGGTTCGTAAACTAGCAGCACCACTAACCCACGCAGCTCCAGAATCCACTAAGGGAAAAACATTGGAGCCAAGAGATGTAGCACCGTTAGAATAAAGAATAGGGCAACTAACATTAGTATTGTTAGCATTATCATTAGCAAGTCTCCAAGGAGCAAACATAATAAAAGCTTGACCAGTGCTAGTCACTGTTAAGGTACCCTGAGCTCGACCATTAAATTTTCTAGTTTTAATAGCAGGAAACATAGGTATACAAGGTAAGTCTTTAGATAATCCTCGAGGCACTTTACTAGCGCATGAATTATCCTGCCACCAAAAAGAACAGCGGAGTGCAGTCATATAACCTTTAGCACATCCACTTAAATTAATTTTAGCACGTTCTTCATAACCAGTAGTACGCTTATTCTGTGGTACAGCACGTTTAACCGGTTGTTGGCGACGACCTTTAGGTTTAGGATTAGGTTTTCTACCCTTGTTTTTAGTGCGTTGGAGATACTTATTGTACTCAACCTCAACAGCATCATTATTCAAGGAGCCAAGACGTTTTTTATTCAGTGCAGTCCACTGAACAAGCGATATCGGTTGGCCATTTCCAAATTTATTGAAAGAACCTTCTTTAAACATATCCCAAAAAGTAAACACTGACTTCTCTATTGGATAATCCCAAATAAACATAAATTCATGAGAGGCAGGTCTAGGAAGTTTTCGAAAGCTTTCAACCAACAAACGAATAGGTTTAAGAAAATCAGGAGCCCAATTTTCTAAGTAACCAGAAACCTGGCTACTCCAATCATCAAAAGCATCAGTTGCAGTATCACCTGTTCCAACTATATTTTGAGGTGTCTCAAAAATACAAGTTGAAGAACAAGTAAAACTACTATCCGATAAAGTAGTGATGGAGGGCTTAGTAATAGTATATTGCATAGCTAACATTTCATTACCATATTCATTAAAAACACCATGTTTTGGAGTTTTGGCAATTCGAGCCTTTGTAATTTTATCATCATATTCAAATAAAGAACCAGGATACCGATTAAAATCTATAGATCTACTCCTATTGGAATAGTTCTTAACAGTATTTCGATATCCATGAAAAAGACAAGCTTTTCCGTGGTCCCAACAATAATTACAATTATGTCGATAGCCAAAAAACTCTGTTTGTTGTTTTGGATCGTAGAAAGGATCACATTTACTCCAATCTTCAATATCATTCACTTCGGGTATAGACTCATAATCCATACTCTCTTCTTCAATTCTACAACATTTATGACAAAAATCAGGACATTCATATCTTGTCCCGTTTACATATTTTGATTCTTGATTAGAAATCATATTAAATTTAATTAATGGGCCACCACCTCCGATTTCAACATGAATAGGAAGACGAGATTCAGACTCAAAGCCTAAATAAAATTGTTCTACATCCTCTTCTGATGGAACCCCCAAATTAATCATAAATTTAATCTCAGGCTGACCTGAAGATTGATAATGTTGTAATAACCGCATATATATCCTTTTTATAAGAAAGTAAGTATCTTTATAAGCAAAACTCATCAATAATAATGAGTATACTTGTTGTAAATATTGCCAATCTTCTTTCTTTCTAGGAGTATACAGAATAGGATGAACCAATCGTTTAATATCCCATTTAGGAATAAAAATATTCGGATTCTTCCAATATGGTTCAATAGTAAACCCTAAAAACTGCAACTCATTAAAAGGATGTTCAATACCACCAACCAACCATTTACACACTAAACCATGTTGATCTAGCAAACGTTGTTTAACAAGGTTTTCATCTAACATAAGATCAAATTGTTCCATAAGGAACATTGCATTATCATCTCCATACAAAGCTATTAACTGCTTCGTTATCAAATATTCTGGAGGTAATTCTTTATACTTATGATAGTATGTATATACCAGTAAGTCCGCTACAACTTCAAAGCCAGCTTCAATGTTGTTAGTAGTCGTTGTCCCTGATCCAGAGTTATTACCCCGAAGACGAACAACTATATCACCATTGTGAAAAATTATAATGCTTCTTTTCCAGGCATCACGAACCCATGCTGCTATATCAGCATATTTAGATTTTGGATTCGCATTCTTCCAGAATCGAAAACGGCGATCAGCCACCCAGTGTAGATAAATTTTCCTATCATAACCACTAATATCCCAACAAATTCTAACTACATATAATAGTTTACCATTTTCATCTTTAACCATTAAGTCCTTGTACCACTTATTAACCCCTCCATAGAAAGGATTAAAACCGTATTTAGACCATTTAAATTGTTTAAGATTTTCATTTCCCTGGCCATACAATCTCAATTGCCAATATAATAAATGAGCACCGGTCGTTTGAAAAGTTCGAGATTTTTTATCCCTAAAATCCTGCATATCCGCAAGTTCTTCTTTTCCGACTGACTCATATAAAGGTAAGAGATCTTTTAAAAAATCAACATTTTCAAAATTATTTAACCAAAGACGGGATGAGTATAATTGATCACGCGTTTTAAAACCACAAAATTTTAAAGGACATCCAACTCCTTTCTTAAGATCTAAATGATCCAAAGTTTGCAGATCTGTCCATTCCTCAGCTGTGAGAGATGGTTCCAACATATTATCCGCAATAACTTGAGCATAAGCTCTGAATTGGTCCAATTTTGGCCAAGGTCTAACATCATCAATTCGCATTTCTGCTAAATTTATTGATTCCATAGTGGGCGTATTATAAAAATAATCACCACACTGAGGTAACAATGCATTCCATAAATTAGAATCAATTTTTGATAAGACCGATGGTCGACAGGTTGTAGTTTGAGCATTGGCAACAGTCCGCTTCCGGAGTATGGGATTCAATTTCCCTAAAAAGATTAATTCTTTATACTCTCTAGATGGAACACCGGCTGTTATTAAATTTGAACCTTTTGGCAGGAGAGATTCAAAAACTCCTTTAGATACCCCTTTAGATATACCACACTCGGGGATTTCGAGTGTAGGGTTTAAAAATCCCGAAAGAATTTCACAGGAAGAACAACCCCCCTGTTCATTTCATTATCACTAGAATTATGTAAGCCAACAATATTATTATTAGTTACATAGGGAGAACCACACTGACCCCCAAAGGAATCCGATTTGTGTGCGATCACTTGATCATTATCTCCATCTGGTTCAACATACATTCCAGATAACCAAACTTGGACTTGTTTAGTAGGATCAGAAACATCCAAAGAATACAATTTTACATCATCAACTTTGTCCTGCATAACAGAATAAGTTAAAACTTCTCCTTTCGGCATAACGCTAGAAGGACATGTCATAGCAGAAATATCATTATCATAATGATGAGTAAATTCTAAAACTTTAAATCCAAGAACATAAGAAATATAACATTTATTATCTCGCAACTGATGTGTACAAGTAGTTAAAACACGTATACCATTACTTATTCCTAAAGTAATAACCCCATTGTATACAAAATCACCATTTTTCTTTGGATCAGGTATATACATTGGAATCAATGCTCTAGTTTTTTCAGCAGGAGACTGTTTAGAAACAGACTGATTATTAGTAGTTTTATTAACCACAGCTTCGTGATTAATAATCTTTTTAGTTTCTTTCTTAGTATTATTTGGGAGATTTTTAGAATGTAGTGCTTCAGCTTTTTCCCGCAATTTTAATTCAGACATTTTATCACAAAAAGCAAAAAAATCTAATTTTTCTTCAGCAGGTAGTTTAATATTTTTAGCCCAAGCTTGACCAAAAATAGGCTGACATTCTTTACAAAACATACGTTCCTTACTTGGTTTCTTACTTCTATTAGAACTCTTCTTCATATACTCTTCAAAGGGTAAATGACACATACGACATTTTAAGTCAGTTTCTATAGAAGATCTTGGCGAGTTTTTTTTAAAACAATCCAAGCATAAAGTGTATTTATTATTAACGACAGCTTTATCACACAAAGGTTCACTACATTTATTGAAAGTTTCATTATTTTTACTTTCTGGAGTTTTTGGTTTACTCTCAACCTTTGGAGTTTTCGGTTTACTCTCAACCTTTTTCTCAGTAGATGGTTTACATCCAGCCCAATGCGTGCAATGATGTCCACCACAAGCCTTGTTACAATCATGAAAAGCGTCAATAGGTAGTTGCATAGGACAATCCTGTGCATGACAACATTCTTTCTTAACTTTCTTTTCTTTATTATATTTATCTAGGCATGGAGTACAATAATCTTGACCTTTCAAGGATTGATTATTTTTACACATCTTACATTTGAGAACAACTTCAAGAATTTGTTTCTTCACCTCTTCTTTAGTTTTCTTTTTAGAAACATCAAAAGGTACCGGAGGTGTTATAACTTCAATAGTTTTCTCATCAGTATCAATAACAATAAGATCCTCTTTCATTTTACGAGGTTTTTCGCTATTAGGTAATTTCTTATCATTATTAACTCGAGTCTGCTTTCTATGAGCAGGTCTACTATCAAAATCATAATTATTAGCATACATCTGATCACAATCAGCTGTCAATCTTGCTAAATTACGAGAAATAAGAGATAAATTTCTACGTGCATTATCAAGAGCATCCTCTTCATCGGCAGTACCCGACCCATAGGACGATATATTTAAAACAATATCTTGATAGTCATACATTTTTTGACGAGCATTATCTCTCTCCTTACACAATTCTTTAAAAGTTTCATTAGATTGATAATCTTGCGCACTTTTAATATTTTGTCCTTTAGTAGGACCAGAACGATGTTCTTTAACTTCTACAGCTTCTTTTTGGATTTTCTTATCTTTATTAACCCATTTATTTTGATACCAATAATAAGTAGCAATATAAATAACGGTAATAAGTCCAATAAGTCCAACAATCTTTTCTTTATGTTCATATATAAATGCTTGTATATTTTCCAATAAAGTAAAAGGTTCTGGATCAGTCACCGTACATATTTTAAAAGTTTCTTTAGCATCTTCATTAGATGCAGCAATTATCAATTGATCAGGCATATTTGCCCTAGTAAATCTATAGACTGAAAGATTTGGTTTATTAACAACAACGTATCTCTGTAAAAAAGAAGATACATAATACGGAAATTTATTATTATTTTCGTGTCTAAATTGATGATAAAAATTATCACAATTTATTGATCTAAACCAAGTATCTTTACCTTGATATATTCGCTTATGAACCATATCAGGGTTCCATTTAACAGCTAAACACAGATTAAAATCAATTAAACCGGAAGCAGGTATTTGTTGAGCAACAATATCATTTAAAAATCGTTGAGCTACCGCAGTTTGCCAATTAATATTCAAATCCTTATCAACAAGATCGTGATAGATTCCATTTAACTGAACTCGATAGTGATCCAATAATACTTGTTCATTAGTTCGGACTTTTAACCAAAAACGACGAGGATCTATATTTGAAGATCTAGACGAAACATATACTAAATGTTCTTGTTTAATAAAAACTCGACCACTTAGAATATCATGACTATAATCATCAATATTATTAGATTCTTCCGTTAATTTGCCTGAGTCCCAAACTTTTTTCCAACTTCCTTGAGCAAAAGCACTATAAACATTATTCAAATTTTTAACAGCTCCAATAAAGGAACTAATACGTATGGTAACACCAGTTAATACACCGGCCATCATACAAACTCCAAAAATATGTTTAATATAATCTGTAGAAAGAGAACCAGGAGTAGCTCCTTCTTTCAAAATCTTCTTTTTCTGACCTTTTATCCATCTAATAGTTCCCCAGATAATAACACCAATAGCGGTTAAAGTTATACCGGAAAAAAAAGTAGCAACCATATTTTTTTGCAAAGTAGTCATTCTTTCCCAACCAGGAATCCACCAAAAGGAGGCTTCACGAACTTGGGTTCCTTTCTCAGCAGCTTTCTGTATATATTCTCCAGTAATTTGAGCAACACCATGATGAGTTGCCACTTTTATCATATGTTTATACACATAAGGTACAAATGATGTAAAAGGTGACAAAATAGCAGGTATTACAAATATAGGAAAATAAGCAGATAGAACGAAAAAGAAACAAGAAAAAAATAAATTTGCTGCTTGCAATCTCTTCATTGATAAATAATCAACACCAACCGAAACACAGGTATTGTACAATGAAAAAACAGGTCCGCCATCATCAGTAACAGTCGCAAATCGACATCTAGCTTCCGGAGAAACTTCCAAAACACGAGGAGGTGGAACTTCTGGGAAAGTTAAAACATCAGTATCTACAACAGTGGATGATAAATTCGTAACTTCAGAAACATTTTGCTTTCCGATAATTAAAACATCCGATTCGTCGGAAGAACTAGAACTAGAACTAGAAGAAACTTCTTTTTCTTTTTTCTTTTCCTCTACAACAATATCAGTTTCAAGATTAATATCAACTATAGCAGAAGGCATTTTAAGATTTGGTAATTTACCAACCATAGGTAAATCAACAGCTGTATGAACAGGTGTTCTATGATTTAACATTTCTTTTAATTCAGGGGGGTCCAGCAACTCATAATTAGTTGCTTTATCAGCAAGTATCTCGTCATTTAACTTTAACATGACAGAGTTCTTCCGGTAAAATGAAGATTCAAACCATGCAGTCTGAAACTCATCCCACCACTCAGGTTTTCTGAGGTGCATACATACTGAATAGACTTCGGAAGGTGTAGAACGCGGAGTAAGCGTAATACGTTTATCCCCCGAAAGTCTAGGTAATAAAGCAGGAAAGAGAACATCTTCTCCTTTCTGCAAAGTCCGTAGACTTGGAATTTTTGATTATCCTGTG